AACTGTAGTAGAAACAGCTGGAATTACAGTAGTCAAATCGACTTCGGAGACATTAACACCAGGACTTAATTGAAATGCCATTTTTATTACTCCCTTTATAAGGTTATTCTATCGTTCTTATTATTTATAAAAAACCCGATTTGAGCTAATTACCAGGATTCATCTCCAAATTTTAAGAAATCATCTCCTTTCGACGCGATTAATACATCAGGATCATCGAAAGGATTATGTCCCGTGTCAATAATACCGAAAGGTGTGAGCTCATTCATCATCTGTTCTTCGTTCATATCTTTCAAATTGTTGATTGTATTTATATCCGTTAGTTCCTTAAAAAACTTCTGATCACTCAACCATCCAAATAGAACAATACACATAACAGTATCGTCATGGCATCCTTGTTCAGCTTCATAACTATTTCCTTTCTTGCTGAAAGTAGCAAATTCGGATATTGTATCGAAATCGTGTATGATTAATTGGTTCTGTTCTACGAGTAATTTTGCCATTGAACAACCCAACGTTTTCACTGATTTAGTTGTTCTTACTCCTATGTCAGCTCTGCCAGAAAATCCAGCAACACCCTGCATTAATCTTTTTCCGCCACGACCACTATTTTCTGTCAACAATAAATTTTCATACTCAAACTCTTCCATAAGTATCGTTGAAACCTGTTCGCCGATATCGTTTACTTCTACAAGTACTGCCGCTTCGTTGTAGAATTTACCCATTCGATTTACAATGGCGGCATAGTCTACAGGTGTAATCAAGTTATTTCTGAAAACACAGACCTGATTATATGGCATCTCTGTTACATCAATTATCTGAAAAGCAGAGTAATCGAGGCCTTTGCCGCGGGAAACATCAACCACACAAGCGTAGTTACGTCCTGGTATAGGTTCTTCATATACACTGACACCAAGACTCTGACGAAGTGGGTCCTTGTAAACCATTTGTTTAAGTTTCCATCCAGCAATTAACGTACCACTACTACCCATGAATTCACAACAATATTCTTGTTCGAATTTCTCTGAGTCAAAGTCCATGCCAGCAAGAGTTTCTTCTCGCCATTTTTCATCACGTCCAGGAACATCATGCCACATAACTCGAACAAACTGATAACCATTCTTGTCTGCTTTTGCGCCTTCACAGGTTTTATAAAAGTGATTCAATCCGTTTGGCGTAGAAGTAAGGAGAATCTTGGTCGTTTTACCAGAAGAGATTGTTGGAAATACTGAAGCGAAGAATTCGTCCCAGTTTTCTACGAACGCCGCCTCGTCAATATAAAGAAACGATACAGATTTACCACGAATGTTGTTTGAAGAAGTTGCAGCAGCAATGATCTTAGAACCGTTTTCAAATTCAACGCTTCCTTTATTCCACTCAATTACACCTTGTTGCAACCATTTCGGAAGAGCCTCGTAAGCCGTTTTAACACGGTCGAGAATTTCTCTTGCAGTATCTCCTTTGTTTGCGAGTAAAGCAACAAGCTTATGATCATTAAACAAAATGTAATGAAGGATAAGGCATACAGCAGTCGTTGTCTTACCAGCTTGGCGGGCTGTAACAACCGTGACTCGTCTGTTATCTGTGGTTTTTGTAATGATTTCTCGTTGGTAGTCATAGAGGTCAATAGGTATGAGTCCATGGTCTACATGGACAATTTGAATATACCTCTCCGCAAAATAGATTGGATCCTTGGCGCATCGAACAAACTCTTGGACCATCTTTTCGGTCCAGTTGATTTCTACGCCTTTTCTTTTTAGATTGACATTACCAAGATAAGCTCTGTAATCTTCAATATCTTCAATATCAGTCGTTGTCTTTTCCATCTTTTCCATCCTTTCTCAATAAATTCAAAAGTTCACTAGTCGAACCGACAAAAAGATTATTATTCACCGTGTCAGGCGCTTCAGGTTTATTGCCTGTAATCTTCTGTTTCTTATCGTGCATATCGATCAAATCTTTATTCATGTCGCCCATCGTCTTCAACATATTAGCAAGCACTTCATAAGCGCGAGGATGTTGTGATTGGTCTGCCACATTTAAAAGTTCGTCGATTGATCTGTGACCTTTCTCGATTAGATCATACATGTTTTGACGGACATATTTTAAATCCGTATCGATCTGATCTGCATCCGATTCATGCCTGCTTGGTTTGTAAGTTGTAGGCAGAGGCGCATCATTATCAATTGTCAAAGGAGGTAAATCTAAAGAGTTACCTATTATATCATTATTACTTTTCATATTATTCAGATCCAGGATTTGCTACAAAATCAACTTTCTCTATTATATAGTCAAAATTTTCATCACGAGATATTTCAGACTTGTCAACGGTCAGTAAAGCATTCGATGTTGGTTCGCCATTTGCGAGTTGACCAGGAGTTGTCACTGTTCTAGTCGTCGGCAGAGCAACACCCACGGCGTCATCAATATCGGTAAAGAGTGTAGAATCTGCGATATTAACATTGGCCAATTTAATAACTGGTGACCTCATCACAGGACCAAATAGAACACCTTTCATGTTGAAGTTGATAGTCCATATCAATGCTCTTCTTTCTTCAAATGATCCTTCGTAAACATCATCCTGTGAAATGTCTGTAATAACTAAAGGTATGTCAAGAGTTACATCAGGGTCATCGAGGAGTTGTACTGTAGTTGTCCACTCAGGCGTGAAGTAAGGTAATATTTGTTCTATAATCTTCGTGCCGTCAGTTGTATTTTTGACAAAAATAGAAAGAGAGAATCCAATATCGTATGGTACAGGATTAAACTGATATCTTTCGTTGTCTTCTACTGAACCTCGACCTCTAGCAAACTTATTAATAGTAGGCAGTTTTCGATCAGAAGCGTATGTAAACGAGTTCATCTCAAAACCCATTCTAGGCAATACTGTCGCGACTTGTTGATCAATAGGATCCTCACCGCCTGGCGCAATGCCTTCGATTCTTGCTAGAAACTTTTCTCTTGGTCCGTATGATAATGGAACCTTAAGCGCCTGCTTTACGTTGCCTTCTTCGTCTGTTCTATTAATCCAGACGTCGTTAAAAAGCGTACCGAAAAGAATGACATACTTTCTTAAACTTTCATGATAAAAAGTTCTTCCAAACATTAGTACGTACCGCCTTCGCTAAATGGATCTTTTTCTGTGAAATCTATAAACTCTACACCTTGAGTTTCAAAATCTGAGTTTTCACCGAAAGGATCAAAATTGTAAGTGTTCGACACATACTGTGGTCGACCTGTGTTAGCATCAACTATTACATCACCATTCGCATATGTGTTGGCGTAATTGTTTGTGTCGACGCTAAGTGAATATTTTTCTTGTATATCATCAATCGCAGATACACCAGTGTTGAGTTCTTCGTTACTGTACTCAAACAGTTCACAACGAAGGTCGTAAGTTTGCAGGTCCCCAAGTTGATAGAAAATAGCTTCGTGTTCTACAAACTTAACAACATATAACTTTTCTGTCAATCCGAAATAAATTAAATCACCTTCTTGCGGTCTTGCAACCGATTCTGGTACGCCTACCTGTGTGTTGAATCTAGACTGTGCAACGGTGAATGTGATTTCATCTCGAATTTGAATATTGAACTTAGATAGGAAGTCACCTTCACCTTCAAAGCCTTCAACGTTTTTGATATACATCTCAAGTGCATATGCTGAATTATACTCTGACTGAGCGTCTTCATTGAATACATTGTCTTTTTGACCAAGAGTACGAGGACAAAACTGTACATCATAACCATACATTTGTATGGACTCAATGACCAAATCTTCGATTAAAGACTGTTCATTGGTCGCTGTAAAATTATTAATGTATGCGTTTGTAGTCATGGTTGACAAGCTTCTCTTTTTTTAGTATAATTGCTTTGTAGACCAGAAAGTTATTGCTGCTTTAAATACCATCCAATAACAAAGTGATCCATCAACCTATCATATCCATGACCGGGAGACTATAGTTATTTATCATCTCCTCCTCAAGTTTCTGTATCTCAGCTTGTGCATCATCGTACAGCTTTGCACCATTAAACGTGACGCCTCCTGGTAATTGAAGACCTTCAAACTTTGTAAGGTTCGAACCCCATTGTCTTTTAATTAACTGTGACGTATAATGTTGTAACCAACGGTCAGCCCATACGTCTGTGTAAACAACTGGATCAACTATCTCATATGCCTCAAGCAAAAGATAATCACCTAGTCTAAGTGATCCTTTATCTTTGTCTACATGTAGTCTATTACGGTGTCTATTGAATCGCATTGGTGTTTTGCCAACCAACATTTCTTGCACAAGTGCCAAATGTTCCATAGTCATATAGTAATTAACAAGACCAACGTTTACCAGTGTGTAAAGATCGTTTAATGCAATCTGATAACGAATGTTAAAAATATCACCAGATGAAGTTGTAGGATCACCCATAGGAAATACTCTAACGACACCAATAATATTCTCTGGAAGATCAATGTATTGGTTATCAATATCATCCTGAGTTATCTGATGTTTATAATAAGTTTTTGATGTACCATCGAAATGATAATCGTAGTAGAAACGTAAGGCCTGATCGATACGATCTTCTGCCTGTTCGTCAGCTACATTAATATCGATAACTGGTTTTCCTAACGCACGTAAACAATACTCTTTAAATTCTGTGCGTGTACTAGGTACGGCCATTGCCTATGCTCCTTGGACGAGTTTAGTATTATTTATTCATCCTGTAAAGCCATCATCGACATATTATAAATTGAATCTGGATCATTCATGACATTTTCAAGTATATCTTTATGATACCAAGGATTATCACATTCAGAACAAGCTTGTTCACAACTTCTTTCACCTTTCAAAAGCTTTAACGCAGCTCTATTCAGTCTTGGATTATTCATGTATATATCTAGTATATTTTTACGGTTGACATTATCTAAAACGGTTTTGTGATTCCAGTCATTACAACATAGTTCATAATCGCCATTGTAATTTACAAAAATATTTTTAATTGGATGAATACACGGAGTTTCATCGTAAACATTCTTATCACTAACAATCAAACCAGATCGGTTGTTTGGTTTAAAGTTGTATTTAGTATATAACTCTTCGAAAGATTGTCCATCCGGTTTAAAGTGCATTATAACCGGTTGGTTATTATCCAATTTAGAATATAGTTGTTTATTTTTTTCAAAGTCTTCAACTGTAGTATAGGTGTTAATGGTACATCCGTCGAGTCTTCTCAGATATTTCCAATATTTTTTTGTTTGAACACCGTTATGTGTCATGTGAGACGCATACGTTCTATCGGGTCTGTTCAAAATATTAAAAACTTCATCAAAATCTTCATGTAACGTGCTTTCGCCGCGGCCTGTAAGACTCAGAAAACCTCTCCATTTACTTGCAATCAAATCATCCGTAACTTTTTGAATTGTCTCAAGTGACATGTGAATGTTCT